GCCGCCGGTCGAATTAAACGTTCCGGTACTGCCCGCGCCGCCGCCGCCGCCGGTTGTCGCTGTGCCGCCCGATCCGCCGGTGGCTTGTAGCAAGGTGACGCTACTTGGGCTGACGATTTTGCTGGTCCCTCCAGTCCCTCCCGTCGCAGACGATGACCCTGCGCCGCCCGCGCCCACGGTCACTGTATAGCTCGCGCCGGGCGTCACTGTCGCGACGACGACGGAGCATCCGCCGCCGCCGCCGCCGCCCTTGTACCCGCCGCCGCCGCCGCCCATCACACGCATACGAGCTTGCGTAATGCCGGCTGGGCAGACCCAAGTTCCGCTACTAAAAAAGATCGAAACTTGACCGTAACCAAAAGTAGCGTTGCTTTTCACGCTACTGACCGCCGCATCGAGCTGGTCCAGCTTGGCCGCGCGGGCGCTGGTGTAATTTGTGGCGCTGGCCCGGCTACTGACCGCCGCATCGAGCTGGTCCAGATCATCCAGCTTAGCCGCACGGTCCTCGGTCAGCCGCCCCAACACCGCTGAGACGGCATTGTAAATAGGGGTTAGCAAGCTCATTCGATTTCAGTCTCCGTAACGGTCCAGCCCGTAACCAACCCTTGGCCGTCATAACTGTATGTTGTCACCCGCTGCACCGACCCAACGACCAGAGTCTCGGTCTCCACCAACCCAGCCGGCGTATAACCGTAGGCCGTGGTTCGCGTGGACTGATCGGACAGGGTTTCACTGAGCGTCGCCACGCGTCCTTGGCCGTCATACGTCACTGTAGCGGCCACGGCAGGCACAAAATGCGCGATGTCTGCAAAGGTGATCAGGCCGTCATACCCGTTGATGATCGCCTCCAGGCTCTCGACATCGGCCTGCACCTGGGCCAGCAGCGGGGAAATTCCGGCATCGAGTCGCTGCAGCCCATACGCTTGCAGCTCAGAAACGGCCGCCTCCCAGCTGATTTGCAACTTTTCCAGCGCATCCAGCCGCACATCCAGATCCTGGAAAACCGGGTTGAAATACGACTGAGCCAGCGGGGTACTGGCGTCCGTCATGCGGTACGCCTGGAAACGAGTGGCCATGAGAGTCCTACCTTACAGCGCCAGGTCGTAGCGCTCGGCCACATGAAACCCGACTGTCGCATCCGAGGTGGCGCCTTCCAGCCGGATCACGTAACTGGTGGTCGTGCTCCCCAGCGTAAACCGCGCCTCGAACCAGCGCGCGGAGTCGTCCACTATCTCCGTCAAGGTGCTTGTTGCAGTGATCGTGCTTCCGCCCACGATCAATTTGATCGCGAACGTATGCACGGTGGGGTTAAAGTATTCGAGCAAGCATCGCACGCGAATGCTGTTCGATGCAGACCCCAGCGTGCGCGTAGTGCTGATATGCACGAATGCCGCCGCAAAGCGCTGTACGATTGCCCGACTGTCGGTCATGCGGATGCCAGGCATCAGGTCGGTCGTACCGGTAAATACTGCACGCAGCGGCAACAGCGCGGGCAGCGACCCCAAGCCATAGGCATCATCGCCAGACATGGGGGTCCAGACCCCTCCAACCTGATATTCGAAGTGAAAGTCGCATCCAGCAGGGCGAAAACCTTCAAACAGTAGATCCAGGTCTGCAATCCCGCCCGCCAGCTGCAACGGCTGCAATTGCACAGACGCGCGGGGCGAGCGGAACTTGGCGAAATTCAACCGCAACATCAGGTCCGCTTCGCCGGCTGCCTGGAAATAGGCGCCATCTTGCGCATAGAGCAACTGCCCTTGAGTGTATTCGGTGCCGGCCGTCGTGCCGACGCGATGCGCGCCACCGGTCACCAGCACCACGGCATAGCGTTCTCCCGCTGTCATATAAATCGGGCGGCTCCAGGGGATTCGGTTCCAGCCTGTGGTGAGATTTCCGGCATTGATACTGACGACCGCCAACACCTGCTCCAGATCAGGCTGCCCCAATCGAACTTGGCACAACAACACATTGAGCACCCCATCGGCCGCCACACCGGTCAAGTACACCTCGACCGAGGTAAGCCACCCTGTTTGGGCTGACAAAAAGGTTTGACTTAGCTGCGAACCCTGCACCGTATGGGTCTCCGTCACCACATCCCAATAGGGTTCCTGCCATTCGTCTACCCAGAACTGGGTGACGCGAATCCACTGATGGTTGACGATGGCAGCAGCCAGATCATTGGCTGCAACCTGCCACGTTTCTCCGTTCAGACGAAAGATGCCGCTGGCCGGGTCGTATTGCCCCGACTGCCACCACTGCCCATTGGTACACACCGTCCGCGTCTCGCCATAGCGAATCCGGGTGCGGGTAATGGTCTTCTGCACCAGCCCCAGCGTGTTGTACTGGTATTGGTTGATCGTCAGTTCGCCGGTTCGCGTGGCCAGATTCAGCCGCATCATCTCATCATAGGCGGGCAACACGAACCCATCGTCACTGACCGTCACCGCCGAATCCAAGGGGTTGAACAGCGCCAGCGCGGACGATCCACTGGCCGCGACTGGGAATCGGACCCCTTCTTCGACCAGGGCAGCATATCCAGCCGCAGCCGGGTTTGATTCTTCGGCATCCAGGAAATGATCGGCGCCATAGAACACATAGTTATCAGGGATCTCCAGGCGCTCCTTGACCCGCGCCATATCAATCCCCAGCTGGATGGCTTGCGCCATGGTGGCGCGGGTCATCAAATCGGTCGCCAACCCCGCCACATCGGTCATCAGGGTTGAAATGCGAGGGGTCGCACTGGTAATCCAGCCTTCCGCCGCCGTTACTCGCGCCTCCACTGCATTCAGGTTAGGTAGATAGCGGCTGGTGGCTAATACCACCTCCTGGATACCCGATGGCGATAGCCGGACATGCGCCAGCAAACAATAGCCGGTCGGTGCGTCAGGTTTTTCTGGCGTGGTCGATTCCAACCCCGAGGCAATATGAATGACCGCCACCCGCCGACTTTGCATAGCAACAGTCTGCGGTTCAACCTCGCGCGTCGATAGATCGATCAGGAAATCGCGCGGCTCCAGGTTGACCTGTTCCTCTTGCCCGATGGCCGATACCGCCAACCATTTCTCATTCTGCAGGGGCATCAGCGAGAACAGGCTATGCGTCTCAGCCGTTTCGATGGCGTAGACCTTCCCGGTCGATCCTTCGATCACCCGGCCGATCGACACCTGGATTTCCGTGGCGCTGTAGGCGGTCACGGTCAACCCGACGAATTGACGCTCCGAGGTGATGGCGTCCATCACCACATGGCGCAATGCCTCATCCGCCCAGGTTTGCGTGTTGTTCAGATCAGCGGCTTGCAATTCTTGCCGGTCACGATAAATGACGGATTTTTCCATGGATAGACCCTCAGGTGCGTTCGATGAGCTGGCCCGCCAGGATGGCGCCAGCTTTCAATGTTGGCGTAGCCAAGGCTACAGCACGCTGGCGCGTATTGACGCCAATCCGATCGCTAGCGCGACGCATCCAGTCCAGGGCATCGAGTGTGGGCGACAATGCAGATCCTGCTTGGCGGTCCGCCAGATACCACGGCCCAGCGCCGCCGGCCAATGCCGATTGCGCCTGGCGCATGGGAAGGCGCAGCCGCGCTTCGGCCACATGATGCGGCTGACGCAATCGGGTTCGCCCCAGGTAGGCGGACCCTGGCTTATTGGGTGCAGCAATGTCGGGATCGTGTAAATAGACCCGCCGATACAAACGGGTTTCCGTGTCCATGCGGGTCGGATGCAAGCCAGTGACCGGCAGTCCAAACCCCGCGAACCCCAAACGAATCGCCCGCTCACTAACAGCCTCCACGTCGGCGGACAATGGGGCATAACCCGCCGTCAGCGTGCGAATCGACATCACCGGGACCGAGTAGGAATACTGTGCCTGATCGACCGACCATAATCGTTCGCTGGCCGTATAACGCGCGGTATACCCATCGAGCGGTTGGCCGCAGTGCAGGCCCGGAGCGTGATCATGGCGCGCCAGCTCCAGCGTGGCATTCCCTTCGCCCGTTTCAATCCGCCATTCGCGGACCGTCAGTTCAACTTCAGTGCCATCCGCCAGCCGCAAGGTCACTCGGGAGGTACTGCGATACAGAGCATCGGTGCGCACCAGATGCTCATCGCTGTAATCCGCGCCCAGCATGAACCCGGTCGCTGGACTGCGGGCACGACGGGCATAGATACGTAACTGTGGATGCTGGGCCAGCCAAGCTGCCCGGCTGGCGGCATCCCAATACCCCAGAAAGGTCTTGGCGGGCGGCGTGACCAGATAGGGGATGGTGGTCCCTGTCAGCGCCACCACGCGGCGTAACCCCGATTCGGTTCCACGCAGCCGATGCAAGCGCAGCGCCGACCGAATCATAGACCGTTGCTCAGCGTCGGATTGCGCCAGGCCAAAGAGGGGTACGATGTCGAAGTGCACGGCTAGCCAGGGCAATACTGCGGCCGGAACGGTATCCAGCGCCATGATATGTGCGGCATCGACCGGCAAGGTGCGAAATCGAGTCAGCAGCGCCGCAAAGGCGCGCGACCGCTCATCCAGAATGGCATCGGGGATCATCCGCTCATCGAGGTCGGTCCACTCAACCATCGCGCACCTCACCCAGCGCCGCCGTAAACGTTCCTGCCAATACCTCGCCCACGGTCAACACCCGATCCAGTTCGGCCGGCAAGGACAACACGCCGATCACCCCGGATACCGCCAACACCACCGCGCTGATATGCTCCCGCCGCAGGTCTACCCCCAACACCCGTGCGCGGGCAGCGGAAAACGCGGCCAACGCGGTCTGGGCTGCAGTCACCACCTCGCTGGCCACATAACGACGCGAAACGATCAGACTCACCGTTGCGCTCAACACCACAGCCGTTGGCGCAATCACAACCACCTCATCCGTCAATGGACGGATCGCTGAATCGTTCAACTGGGTGCGGACCTGGGTCAGCAACGCGGCATCCGCTGGACCGGAATCAGCCAATGGATACACCAACACACGGCCCGGCTCGGGGACTTCAATGCCGATGTCGATCAGATGCGGGCTAACGCTCATGGCGTAATAGCGCCAGGTTTCCAGCGTCCCACACGCCGCCCGGCTGGCCGCCAGGAGCAAGCGCGCGCGGAATGCCTCATCGGTCTCGGCCGTCACCACCGTCGATCCATCCACATCTTCACTGACACTGAGCCGGGAGGCCCCCAACAGCTCCGCCAGGGCGTCCAGCGCATCACCCAAGGCGAAGCTGAGCAAATTCTGTTCGCCGGTCTCTTGAATCGCCTGACGAGTCAAGGTCTCCCGATACGACAGCAGATCGATCAGCAATCGCTCCACCTGCGCCGGATACAAGGTTTTACCGGTAAACCCCTCCCAGTCAGCTACTTGATCCGAGGCAATGGCTTCAGCGTCGCGCGCAACGAACTCCGGACGAACGGTCATACGCTCACCTCTGTGGTGTCTCCCGTAGTCTGTCCCGCCCATTGCCAGGCAATCGAGAACTTCACATGCCCAGGCTCATCTTGCAATGTGGCCTTGAGCCGGGTGACTTGCGCTCGCGATTCCCACCGCGCCAAAGCCGCCAAGGCGGCCTGGGTGATAAGCGGCAGCGCCATCGACCAGGGACGATCCAGATACTTCCAAACCTCGCTGCCGAATTCAGGCCGATGCGGACAC